TAAGCCTGATTAACTATCCTGAATGGCCCACCCCCGTTTAATTGAAAATCGTTTGCTACACTTCCATTAAGTTGCATAGCTAATGAACCTGATGTAGCAAAATAATTTCCTGTGCCTGATGTCATAATAATTCCAGTAGCCCTAATAGTCCCAGTAACATCAAGTTTATAAGTATCATTAGTATTACCAATAGATATATTACCATTCGCAGTTATCCTCATTCTCTCGGATATAGTACCAGAAGTTACTGCAGTCCTAAATGATATAAACGCACTATTATTTGCCCCACTATCAAAAAACATTTGACCGGGGAAATTTGTAGATGATACAGAAAACATCTGAAAACCTGCTCCTAATGGAGTACTGGTTAATGTAGTATCTGCTGCATATATTCTAATCCCTTTTGTATTTGTACCTGCAAGCCTAATATCAGCAGGAGCATCAGGTCCTGTACTTGCAGTAGATAATGCGATAACAGGTGTACCTGCCGTTGTTGTATTTGTATTATGAAATACTGCAACATTATCTGTTCCTGTTACATTAGCAGATGCCCTCAATGTTCCATTCACATCAAGCAGAAAGGTAGGTGTTATGGTACCTATACCAATATTCCCACCTGCCTGCATATACAACCTTGTTCCAACACCACCTTCATTAAAAGCTAAGTCATTGTTAACTGTAGATATATCCCATAGCTTGTTAGATGATGCCGTATTTCTAAATAGTAGTGCAAAGTTTGAATTGTCTGTATTTAGCAATAATGCACCACTGCTTGTTGTTACTTGCAACCTTCCTTGAATATCTGTAGAGCCATTACCTATGATTACATTTGTGCCATTGTCATAAACTAAGCTATTACCTATTGTACTTGTACCTGTAAATTTAGATAGGTAGTTAGTAGTACCTGTGCCCGTAACGGGGTTAGTTAAAGCATTTTGTTTACTGTTAAAAGTATTCCAGTCAGTAGAACTTAAATAGCCATCTGTAGAAGTGGTTGCTTGAGTAATACCAATAGTACCGCTACCTGTTATTGTGCCACCCGTAAGTGGACCGCTAGTCGCAATGCTAGTAACAGTACCTACAGACCAACTCCTATCTGCACTTAAATCATAAGCCGTACCATTAATAGTCAACTGTCTACTTGTAGGAACACCACCTAAACCACTTAAGGTATACGTAGGTACATTCAAAGTAGCCCCTACTAAAGTAGATGACCCACTAGAACCTGTAGTGGTTAAAGTTATAGCATTTTGCTTGCTGTTAAAGGTAGTCCAATCAGATGAGCTTAAATAGCCGTTTTGAGAGCCATTAGCCACTTGGATAGAGAAAGCCCCAGTTCCACTATTATAGCTCAATGGTGAGCTTGCAGATAGCGAAGAAAGGGTAATATAGTTTGCTCCGTTTGTAAGCTGACTTGTATTTGTCGGAATTGTAATAACACCAGTAGTATTATCGTATGCTCCCGAACCTGCTGTAAAGCTCAAAGCAAGTCTTGCCCTTGAGTCTAAATAGTATAAATTAGTTCCTTCTGCGATATTAGAAGTAGTCAAACTCACCGCTCCTGTAAACCCGTTCACCGAACTTACCGCATCTGTATTGTCTACTTTATCCCATGTAGTGCCATTAAATATAGCCCAGTCACCTATTTTCCAATCGGTAATACCATTCAAGTTGGTAGAACCTGCAACATCTACTATGTAATAATAACCCTTAGTTCCCACTGAACTTGTTAATGTAGGGGTATTTGTAGATGCATCCCATGTACCTTGAAAAGTTACACCTCCTACCATTCCTGATATTTGGTTTTGTACCTTACCAAAAGCCTGTAATATAGAATCGGTAGCAGCAATAGTGCCACCACCTGTTAAATTTAATCCTGTAAGTAATTTACCTGTAACAGCAGAAGTACTTAAAGTTACAGTTGCACTTCCCGGTCCTGAAGCTGTAGCCTCTCCCGTTAGTGCAGTAATGTAGCTACCTGCTGGTTGTTTATTATTGAATGTATTCCAGTCGGTAGAACTCAAATAACCATCTGTTGATGTAGTCGATTGAGTAATCCCTATAGTTCCACTACCTGTAATCGTACCACCGGTAAGCGGTCCGCTAGTTCCAACACTTGTAACAGTTCCTACATTCCATGTTCTGTTTGCAGAAAGGTCGTAAGTAGTTCCGTTTATAGTTAGAGTAGTAGCCGCATTTGCAGGAGTGTATCCTAAAACAGTTGCGATACTTTTGTTCTTCCATAAGCTCGTAGCGCTCTCGTAAAATAAACCCTGATTATTAGCTGGAGATGAGATGTAAACATTGTGTAATTCATCAAGCTCCCAACCGTTCATTACCTTCACATAGATACTACCATGATTCGCATGAGCGTATTCTACATAACCCATCACCACAATATGCCCTGTTGCTCCTGTTGGCTTTATATTTGTTAATGCTCCAGCAGTTGTTGGACTTAAATATAAAACATCACCATCCACCCAAGTTTCACCTTGAAGCGAACCTGTGGTATTAATATCCAAAAGCTGACCAACAGTCATTATAAATCCTTCCTGATTAGTCGCTATTGTTTCTGTAACTAAACCTATTGTATCAGCACTATTATTATCATTATTAGCCTGTGCATAAGCAACTGCTAATCTTTGTCCTGCCGCACCACTTACTCTTACTGCTGGATATGTAGCCTTTGTTAAAGTAGTATTTGGTGTAACCTTGTTCACAACCCTAGCAACTAGGTCAACACCATTTTTTAAAAGAACTGTACCGCCTTTTAATGTAGTCTCGCTACTTCCTATTGTGTTATTCCATCTTGTTGTACCAACCGCAGCCGTTCCTGTAGGTGATACATCTAAAGTAAATTGACCTGCCTTTAATTCATACTCACCTAAATCCACATTAGCAGTCGCTCCTGTATATGGAACATAACCAGTTAATGCTCCACTATAATTAGGAATATTTAAAGTTGTACCAATCAATGTAGCCGCTCCACTAGAACCAGTTGTAGTAAGTGTAATAGCGCCTTGCTTATTATTGAATGTTGTCCAATCTGTAGAAGTTAAATAACCATTCACACTACCAGAAGCAGCAGGTATAGATATAGTTCCAGAAGTGTTTACCAATGGAGAACTAAAAGTTAATGCACTTTGCTTGCTATTAAAAGTTGTCCAATCAGATGATGATAGGTAACCATTTTGAGAACCATTTGCTACTTGTATAGAAAATGCTCCTGTAGTATTATTATATAATAAAGGGCTTGATGCACTTAACGAAGTCAAGCTAATACCACCAAGTCCAGCTAAAGTATATGTTGGTATATTTAAAGTTCCGCTAATCAAAGTTGCAGAACCATTGTTACCTGTTGTTGTTAAAGTAATAGTACCTTGCTTTGCACTAAATATTGCCCAATCTGCCGAACTCAACAAACCTCTATTGGTTGCAGATGCAGTTGGTAAATTTAATGTTATACTTCCGCTTGTGGTAATTGGGCTATTCGCAACATTAACGTCAGTTCCTGTTGAACCAACAGTTAAACCAACGCTTGTCACAGTTCCTGCATCAGTTGCTACTTCTACAATACCATTTACAGCTTTTAATACACCGTTTAAATCTCTTATCTTAACATCACCGGTAAAAAAACCTTGTATAGCCATTTTAATATTTTTTTATTAGATAACTAATATTCTCACAAATTCACCTGTCTGGAATGGTACAGTTGACGCAACTGTTAATGTACCTGTATTAGTATCCCACTTAACTTGATTATCTGTTGGAGTTCCACTAAATATAATTTCACCCACATCAATACCACCTCTACTTGCATAAAGCAATGTTTTACCAATAGCTTCTGAGAATGTAATTGCGGTAGAGCCACCGCTTGCAAATTTAGAGTATTGCTCAATAGTTCTTGTAGAACCACCGCTACTTGGATTAACAACTACACCACCAGTTCCGATAATACCTTCTGCTTCATAAGCATACCCACCGCACATTCCATACACGTACTCTGTAAAGCCAACAAGGTTGATGCCTGTATAATTTACATTATCAACCCATTCTAAAATATCAGCTTCCATTTGTAATTTCTTAGGTAAATTCAAATCCGTTTCTTTACCTAACGCAATATCTCTTATTGCTAAAGAAGTTGAAACTTTTGCTATATCAATAACATCTGCTGTAGTTGGCATTAGTAAACTAATTTAGGATTGTCAATAAT